TCGGTCTTGGCATTCTTCGGTACAGTGACAACTACGTTCCCAACCTCAAAGACGGGAAAAGAACTCTTCTTACGGAGTTCTTCGCCCCAGAGAGGGTACGCTTGATCGAAGATACCAGTACGGTCTGATACCTCAGAGTCAAACATGAGGGAAAACAGATCTCGCGTGATTCCAACTTCATGTTGGAACTTATTGGTAGCTGAAACGTGGTCACCCTTAATCAAGGTGGACACGCCAGGACCCCAATTGGCTCGTTCAAAAACTTCTTCAATTGGACAGACGCCCAGGACCTTAGTAATTTTCTGTCTCATTGCATTAAGCAGTGAGACACTAGACCAGTTTGAAAGCGGGTCTAGACTAGGGTTACGGAATCGTCTGTTTGTTTCCTTGCAGAGGTCCTCCATTTCAGAGAACTTGCCCAACGCCACCGCCTCTCTATCAATATCCACCTTTAAAAAGGAGTTTTTCGACAGAAATTTAGTAGCCTGGTAGGCGTCTCTAAACTCCCCTGGGGAATTATAATCCAGAGGATCGATATCCAAACTCACCAGCTGCGTATACTCCCCATATTTATAGAGGAGTGCGCAAGCCAACGAGCGAGGACAATCAAGAGACTTGAAGTAGTCAAGAACGACCGAGTGCGTCAGTGTCTCGGGAACGCGAAAAACAGAGATCTCTTTCACAAGAGACCTCCTACCGTGTTTCTCAGAATACATGGTAGGTCCCTTCCGGAGGTACAACCTCCTTAGATGGTCAAATGCCGGTTTTTAGTACGGCACCTCGAAATCCGAGATCGCCATCGGCAACGGAGAGCCCGTTACAACAGAAGGGCTCAAGTCGCCGGCGGTTATCTGGGTCGAGAGGCAAGAGAGGACAAGCGAGCGGAGGGTGTTACGCTCCGCTAGCGTCGACCTCTCAGGAAAGACCATCTCCAACGTTGCAAGACACTCGTACGCTTTAGACGGAGCCGGTTGAATGCCGGAACCCGTCGAGGGCGACGTGATGTCTGCTGTTGGAAGGGTCAGCTTCGCCATGATGCGACAGTTTCGACTCCCCGCAGTGGGGAGCCTGACTGACACCGTCATGACGGGGTACAACAGCGGGATTCCTCCCACTCTGTTGGCCCACTTCGCGAC